ACCAAACCCCGGCTCTGAATCGTCGTATTCTATAAACTTCAATGACATTGATGGGGGGGAAGAAAACTCCCCCCAGGGTGAGAAAAAACACACACCGACGGTTCCCCCCTTGCATGTCCCCCTCTCGTCCCCCTCTGGACTCCCCCTTCTCTCCCCCCTTAATCCCCCCTCCCTCTCGCCACAAAAGCGCGCGCGCGCGACAAGGCTCGCCGATGATTGGCGACCGAGTGCTGCGAGCATCGTTTATGCCGAAAGCAAGGGTTTTTCGGGCGATGATCTCGACAGACAGATCGAGGATTTTCGCGATTATTGGCAGCCGAAATCGGGGCAGAACGCCACTAAACTCGATTGGTCGAAAACATGGGCGACCTGGATTAGGAAGGCGGCCGATTGGCGCGGTCGACAGCAAATCAATGGCCATATCGCCAAGGCTCCGAACGGCTTAATGAGCTATGACGAGCCTTGGCCGCAACGGGTTCGCAGCTGGAAGCGCGATGGTGTGTGGATGTTCGATCAGTGGGGGCCGAGACCAGGCGAGCGCGGCTGTCGCGCGCCGCCCGAGTTGGTGGCTTGAACCGCCGGCACGGTAAGCCCGCGATGGATCTGCGCCCAGGTAAAACCCGGAAAGAGCGGCATGAGCGGGCGGATCGCCTCGCGCTCGGCCATGCGCTTGTCGACCGCGGCGTTGGCGGCTTGGAGGATCGCGGCGAACTGCGCTTGCGGGATCATGGCTCGCCTCGGGCTTTGGCGAGTGCGGCACGAGCAAACTTCATATCGTGGTTGTTGAAGCCGCCCAAATTGTTGATTTTGGCATATTCAGCAATATTGTCGTGTAAGAGTTGTAGGGCGTCGTAAAGCTCCGGTGCGGCGGCGATCAGAAGGGCGTTAGCCTCCCCGGCTGGCGCGTGGCAAAATTGCGTTGTCGCCACGGCATCATACTCAGCATCGATCTGCCAGCATGATCCGTTGTATCGGGCTTTCCAAGGGCCGGGCGTCGGTTTGGTCATCGGTTTCCTCCTACGATGGCTCAAAATGCCCCGCAGATGGGGCGTGAGTGCAAAGAAGGGCCGGGGAGCATGTCGAGAGCCCCCCGGACCCTTCCGCGCGTGTGGCGGCGTTTATGGGGCTTTGTCGCGTTGGCTGCGAATATCGACGAGCAGGCCGATTACAATTCTGAAACAGATTACAAAGCCGAAGATCCCGGCGTAGATCATGAATTGCAGCAGCATGGCCCTAAGCCGCGCTGTCGAGCCGGAGCGGCTGACCCGAGGCGCTGAACTCAGCATGGATGCGAAATCCTTGCTTGCCACCGTAAGTTACAACGCGCAGCTCGCGCTGCAACTCGATGGCAATGTCCTGCGTAACCGCGCGGGCGGCTTCCAGGCTGCGCGCAGAGTTTCCCAAGGTCAGCCAATAGCCTTGCGTGTTCAGTCGCCGGCATTCGATCTGGTATGTCATCGTCCATCCTCCTCAAGCCGCGCTGTCGAGCGCATTGCGGGCATCGCACGCCTCAACCCAGCGCTGGTATTCCTTTGTGACTCGCCATTGCCACTCGCTGCTGTGCGACCAAGAAAGCGAGGGCCGGCGATACGAGATATATTTAATCTTGCCGTGCGGACGCATTGGAGCTAGTCCCGGCACAAATGCTTGTTCCTCTTCGCTCCAATGTACAATCTGAGCCATCGTCTCATCCCCTGCGGCACCATTGCCGTGAACAGACAATGACGCATGGCACGATACGTGTCAACAGGAAAAGATACGTTGCGTGTCGATTTCTCGTGTGCTAACGTTTTGGCATGACCAAAGCCGAGTTGCGAGCTTGGATCGACGCCAGGAACATCACTCAAGAGGAGGCCGCAAACCTCCTCGGTCTAACCCGCGCATCGCTCGTGCGTACCATCAGCGACGCTCCGAGCGCCTTCCTCAAGGTCGGCCGCCAAACGGCAATTATCTGCCGTCTGCTGGATCGTCCTTCTCAGCAGCCATAGCAGCCAACAGCCGGCCGATCAGGTCGTAATTCCGCTCGCCCTCGGCCCGCTCCCGAGCCTGCTTCAACAGCGCGTGCGCCATATCTCCCACGAGCCGCTGCTGCTTCAATCCCCAGGCACTCTCCTCGCGGATCGTCCCCTCGATATCCAACGGCTGAACGATAATCAGCCGCAACTGACGCAATCCCTCCAACGCCCCACGCGCCATCAGCTCGGCGCCGTTCAGCGTCTCCGGGTCCGCAACCATGATGTCGCCCGGCAACCGCGCCTCGAGTTCCCGAACCTCCTCCTCGATCAACGCCACAGCCTTCTCCGCCATGCTCCTCACCCTCTCCGGCTTCCTCGGAGCCCCACCGTACCACGGCAGCCCCAGCGCCGCACGCTGTGCCCGTAGCTGCGCCTTACGCGCAAGGCTCACCAAAGACCAGCCCGATGGCCGGTGCGGCGCCGTGTTTACGCCACCGTGAAATTTGCACCGTCGTCGGCCAGGAACCGGCCATGCGCGACAGCGACCGCCGTGGTGAGCCTTCGCGCCGCATCTTAGGACACTCATGGCCGGACTGCATTGCGCGCCGCGTGCGGTATGTCAAGCTTTGACATTGCAGAACGAAGCGTGTACAGCGCCTCTCAACCGCTCCTCGCAGGATGGGCCAAAGGATGGGTAGCGCAGCGGCCAGCGCCACACAATCGTTCTAGATCAACCACATACAGCGCCGTTTGGCGGACGCTGTGTCCGCCGCACTGGTCAACCGGCGTTCGGGGAAAATCCGGGACGCGGCGGCGCGGCGGGTGAATTTGCACTCCCCCGAGAAAAGTGCGCACCGAAATTCGAAATCCGGTTCCCCGAGAAAAGTGCGGCAGGTTTTTCGGAATCTGGGTCGCTGGCTGGGAAGGGTAGCTGCGGGGCGATCAGGCGCTTTCCCGCTTAGAGGGGCATCGCAAGCAACGATGCCTAACGTGAGGTTTAGCACACGTTTTTCGGTGAGTGTGGCGAAAGTGGCGCGGTTTAAGGGTATTTAGGGGGTTGACAGGTTTTGGCGGTCCCTTTGTTTTGGTCGGACCAATTCGTTGGTCAGAAGTGGATTTCGTCGTCGCTTTCACGCGGACACGGTTGGGGGCCTTGGGCAACGACGAGAGTTTTGTAACGCTCGAAGGTGCGAGCGATAGCAACCTCTCGGAGAATTTCGCGGGCGGCTTTCCATGCGATAGGGCAGCCGTGTTGATTTCGCTCCTTTGGTGGAGTATCTGACATTGCAAGGCCTCCCTCGGCCGGTTGCTTCGCGGGCCTCGACCCCCCGCGGCGCACACGCTAGGCGATGCTTCGCGGTGTCGTCAAGGGGCGGCCCCGCTCCATCCCCGGCGGGGCCGCTTCGTTTTCCGTCAGAAGCGTGCTATGAGGTCGGGATGAACCCCGTTTCTCCCAAGGTTACCGCGGGCCTCGGCGGCGCTGGCGCCACAACGCCCCTCTCGATAGTCATCATCTGGGCGTTGGGCCTCACCGGGCTCACCGTGCCGCCCGAGGTCGCCGGCGCCATCGCTGCGCTGATCGCGACGCTGGGTTCGGGCCTCGCAGGCTACACCGTGCATGATCCATCGAGGGCGACCGTGCCCGACCCGGAGCCGCCGCCCCCGGCCTTCACACCGGCGAGGAAGCCATGAGGCCCCTATATATAATGTGTGCGCTCGCACTCGCGGGCTGCGCGGTCCAGCCGCAGCCGGGCGATCCGGCGGTGACGGCGCGCATCGCCGGGGCCTGTGTCGATTCGGGCCTCTTCAAGATTGCGGACGGGATCGTTGCGGCAGCCGTTCCGGCGGCAAGCCTGCCGATCGCGGTCGTCAACGCCGGCGTCGACCGGGTGTGCGCCAATCCGGCGGCGTTCTCCGCCGACCTCTCGACCGTCGAGTGGGTGGCGAAGAACCTTGGGAGAAAGTTGTGAGCGAGAGCGTGGTTGAGAGGGTGGCGCGAGCGATTTGCGAACATATGAGCGGACGTGAGGCCGACGACAGGTCAGGCGGCCCCCATCCTAGCGGAACATGGCTCGACGAGGGCGAACCGTGGTGGACTGGCTATGTTGACGTCGCTCGCGCGATAATCGAGGCGATCGACGCGGCGCTGGCTGAGGAATGAGCGCCAGCCGCCTCGCAATCCCGCCCGAGTTCCGCGCGGCTCGCAAGGCGGGCGACAAGGCCGCGCTCGCCGATTTTGCCCTCGAATCCGTCCGTCGCCTTCACGATGACCGCTGGTTTGCCCACGCTCACCTCTTCGCCCATCGTCACCCGGACGCCTCGGCTCGAGCGCACCGCGAGATGGTCGCCGCGATCAACCGCCCGATCCCGCGCCTCTCGATCGAGGGCTTCCGCGGCATAGGGAAAACTACGTATACCGAGGAAACCGCGCTCCTGAAGGCCGTTTTCCGCGAGTTCCACAACCTCGTCATCATCGGCCCCTCGTTCGCCCGCGCCTGCGATCGCGTCACCGCGATCCGGAACGAGATCGACACCAACCCCTACTTCGCCGAAGACGGCCTCTTCGGTAAGCTGAAGGGAGAGACCTGGGCGGACGGCAAGATCGTGCTCGGTTCAGACATCATGATCCAGGCATTGGGCCGCGAGCAGTCGATCACCGGGCTCAAGTTTCTCCAATGGCGCCCCGATGCTTTCATCATCGACGACATCGAAGACCCCGAGGAGGAGCGCACCGACGCCGAGCGCGAGAAGACCTGGCGTTGGCTGAAGCAGACGTTCCAGCCCTGCCTCGACGATGCGCTCCTGACCTGGGGCCGCTTCCTCGGCACCCGCCGGGGCAAGAACAGCCTCCCCGAACGGCTGGAAAATGACCGGATGCCGGTCGTCAAGTTCCCGATCGAGAGCCAGGACGAGAACGGCGAGCGCACCGCAACATGGCCGGCGAAGTTCCCGCTTGAGAAGATCGACACGCTGCGGGAGGATTACCGGGGCGACCTCAACCTCTACGAGCAGGAGTTCATGTGCCGCGCCTCCTCGGATGCGGCCCGCGTGTTCAAGCGCGAGATGTTCCGCTACGAGGAGCGCATCCGCACCTGGGAGGCAGTCTATGGAATGGTCGATCCCGCCCGCACCAGCCACGGCAACGCCGCAGCCACCGGCTACGCCATCTGGTCCTGGGTCAAGAACCGGCTCGTGGTGTGGGCCTCGGACGCTCTCTTCCTGGCCCCCGACGAGATCGTGGCGCTCTGCTTCGATCTTTGCGAACGGTTCGACCTGGTGCAGCTTGGCGTCGAGCGAGACGGTCTTGAGCAATTCCTCTTACAACCGCTACGCCACGAGCAGCTAAAGCGCAGTATCATGCTACCGCTGAAGCCCATCGCGGCGATCAGCGGGACGCAGGGCCGCGGCCAAACCCGATTCATCGGGGGACTGCAGCCCTATTTCCAGGCCCGGGAGGTGATCTTTGCCCAACCTTTCCCTGCCCTTGAGGCTCAACTGCTCAGCTTCCCGCACGGCATTCGCGACGCGGCAAATGCGCTTGCATATGCGCCGACGCTGCGCCCAGCCCAGCCGATCTACGATGGCTTCGATCCCGTCAGCCACGTCGTCGAAGGCGTCGATATCGCCGCCGGCCAGCCCATCGCCCTCGCCGCCAACGCCACCGGAGGACTGACGACCGCTATCCTGGTACAGGCGTTTGAGGGCACGCTGCGCATTCTCGCCGATTGGGTCTACGAGGGATCTCCCGCCGAGCGTGTCGCCGACATCGCGCAGGCCGCCGCGCAGGTGGTCGACTCGTCTCGATTCGTGGCTGTTCCTGTGCCCCGTCCATGGGATGATATGCTCAAACTACCACTGCCGGATCGAATGCTCGCTCGACCCAACCGCCCCACCTGGATCGTCCCGCAGCACCACTCCGACCGGCACATGAATGTCGGGCTGATGCAGGCGGTGCGCGCGATCCCGAACGAGGTCCGGGTCGGCGGCACGGAAGTCGACGGCACACTCTATATAAGGGACGCGCTCGCGCGCACCGTGCGCGGGATGCCGGTGGTCGAGGTCAGCCCCGCCGCCAGGTGGACGCTGCGGGCGCTCGCCGGCGGCTATACCCGCGGCATGATCCGGGGCCGCCTGCAAGACAGCGCCGAGGAAGGCCCCTATCGCGTGCTGATGGAGGGCATCGAAGCCTTCTGCGGCTCGATCCGCTTCGCCGCGGTGGACAACGATGAGGAGACCGCGCAAAACTACCGCGTCGACGAGCGAAGCGGGCGGCGCTACGCGAGCGCGATGCCGATGAGGGCGCGGTGAATGGGGAAAATCGTCGTCGTGGTCGCCGATCTAGGTAAAAGCCACCACTCGCGCCGTCGCCGCCATAAGCGTATATCTGTCTGGCTCAGGGTCGGCAATGTCGCCGTCGAACTGATACCGAACGGAGTTATCCACATGGACTTCACCCTTGACGTTGGCAAAGCCGAAAACCTTTCGATCGAGGTGCTCGACCAGAACGGCCAGCCGATCGCGAACCCGGTCTTCGATGTGCCGCCCGCATGGTCACAGGCCGATGCGACAATCGGCGATCTGGCCGCATCGCAGGACGGGCTCACCGCCGTCGAAACCGGGCTTAAGGCCGGGGTCGATACGGTCCAGGTCGACGCCAAGATCGGCGGCACCACGTTCACCGCGACGGCCAGGGCCACGGTCAACGCGGTCGTGCCGGAGCAAACCCCGACCAGCATCAACATCGTCGCCACACCGGCGTAAGGAGGACAGTATGGCTGAGACGATGACCCCGGCGAAGGTCGCCGCGGCCAAGGCACAGGCAGCACTTGACGAAGCTCCGCCGGTCGCCGATCCCGTTCACTCGATGCTCGGCTCGATGCTGGTCGCGATGCAGGTGCTGGCGGACCTGGTGCCCGGCTCGCACCTCTTCGTCAAGCAGCACCTCGATCCGCTGAAGGCCGCGCTCGCCGCGATGACGGCGCCGCCCAAGTAGCATGTCCGACGCCGGGCTTGTGCTTGAGCCGGAACCCGCTACGGCGCCGGACGGCTCGGGCGATGGTGGGGAGGAACGCGCCGCGCCAACGCGCGACCGCGACCTCCTTGCCGGGCGCAACCAGAAGCTCCGCGACAAGCTCGACGAGGTGTTCAACCACGTCCTGCGCGCGTTCGAGGACCAGAACGAACGCTCGGCCGACATCGACGATTATTGGGACTGCTACAACTGCCAGTCGAACGGCAACCAGTATTACAACGGCATCGCGAACATCTTTTTCCCGATCATCCACGATGCCGTCAACGCCATCGTCACCCGGTTTTCCAATCAGATGTGCCCGCAATCCGGGCGCTACCTGGAGATCGTCGCGGCGGACGGTACGCAGCCGCAGCCGCTGATCGGCCTCCTCGAACACTATTTGCGCGACGCCCGGTTCGAGACGCAGGTCTTGAAGCCCCTCATTCGCCTCGCGATCGTCGAGGGCCAATACAACCTCTACGTCGATTGGGCCGAGCTCGAACGCGAGATTGTTTCACGTGAAACACACGGTCCCCGGGTCGAGGTCGCGGGGCAGCAGATGGAGGCCCCGGGCGAAGATATCGATGACATGGGCGAGCCCGAGCTAATCCGCGAAGGCCGGCCTGTCTTCGACGTGCTGCACGATAGCGATGTCGTGGTATGGCCGGCCAATGTCGACTCATTGGACGAAGCGTTCGCGATCGGCGGCGGCGTCGCCATCGTCCGCCACTGGACCAAGGCCAAAATCGACCAGATGATCGAGCAAGGGTGCATCCGGCGTCCCGAGGGCAAGGCGCTCAAAGAGTCGATGGACAAGGTGTCCAAGGATCAGGCCAACGTCGAGAAGCACCTCGCCGAGGCGGTCGGCATTCACCCCAAGGGCGTCGGCGCGACGGTTTGGGAAGTGTGGCTGACGCTGCCCCTCGACAAGAACGGCGGCTACAGCGAAGATGGCGACCATCGGCTGTGCCGGGTCTTTCTCGGTCCGAACCGGGCGCAGCTCGGGGCCAAACGCAACCCCTACTGGAACGACCGCTGTCCGCTCCTCTCGGTGCCGATCGAGAAAACCCCGGGCGTCTTCAAGGGGAAGTCGCTCATCAGCTATGTGGACAGCCTGCAATACGAGGCCAACGATGCGATCAATGAAGGCGCGGACGCCGCCACCCTTTCCGCGGCCCCAATTGTTCTACGCGACCCGGAGAAATCCAACGGTCCCCTCGTATTTGGTGTCGGCGCCATCTGGGATGGAGGGAAGGACGCGATTAGCCTACTTACGTTCCCTGATCTTACCCCGCGGGCACAGACCCGCGTACAAATGGCGCTTGCCGCGATATTTCAATCACTAGGCGTCAATCCGTCGATGCTGCCGCAGCAGACCCGCGCCGGGAAGCCCAATCAGGCGATGGTGGCGCAGGAGCAGCAGGTCGATCTCCTGACGACGGCGGAAGGGGTCAAGGTGCCGGTCGAGGGCATCCTCACGCCGATGCTCGGGCTCATTGTCGATTACGATTACCAGTTCCGCGACACCGATTTGACGATCCGCCAATTCGGCGAGATGGGGGTGCGCGCCCGGCTCGAGCAAGTGCCGCCGCTGCAGAACCGCAATGGCTATACGTTCCTCTGGCGCGGGGCCGAGCAGGTCAAGATGGCGGGGATGATGGCGCAGGCCGGCACCGCATGGATGGCGGCGCTGATGCAGCCGGCGATGCAGGCCGCCCTCGCCAAGGCCGGGTACGAGTTCGACCCCGCTCCGCTCGTCATCATGCAGAACCAGAACCTCTTCGGGGCCTACCTCGGCAACCAGGTGCTCATCAATCAGCGCGAGATGCTGACGATGGACCCGGAAATGGAGAACCAGATTCTCAACAGCGGGCAGCATCTGCACGTCCACCCGCTCGACCAGGACATCCCGCACCTGAAAAGCCACATGGCCGACAAGCAGATGAGCGACGATCCGTTCGGCACGGTCGGCGAGCACATCGCGGCTCATATCCAGTCAATGCAGATGAAGAACATGGCGGCGATGCAGGCCGCCCAAGCGAGGATCGGAGGCGGTGCGCCGGCAGGCGGTCAAGGTTCGCGCGGCCCGCAGCCAGGGGCGCTGCCGGCGGGGCCGCACGCGCCGCCTCGGCCGCCGGGCCTGCCGCATCCCGACCAGAACGCGCAGACCGGTGTCGTGGCGATGCCGAGGAGGCAATGATGGCGCTGAGGCCCCTGCAAAAACGGGACATTGCGATGTATGCGGCCCGCGGTCTATCGGGCAACGAGATCAGGATCGTCACCCAGATTCCGATCACAGAGATCCGCGCCTATTGTGAGCGGGAGGGGATTGTCTTGGTGCATGCCCATGAGGGCCGGCCTCGTTCAATAAAGTCGGATACCGCAGACCTGAGAGAGCGTTGGGCCGGGCTTATTGGTCCGATGAAGGCGCGTCTTCAGGAGGCTATTTTGTATGACGTTGCTTGACGCACACTATGGGTTGTGCGTATAGGCACAGTACGAGCGGGCGATCGCAGTCCGCAACGAGCGGGGGAACGCACCCCGAGGAGAGAGAATGGCACGCACACGCGGCGAGGTAGCCGATCCTGTTGACGTACCCGAGGAGGAAGTCCTTGGCCCGGAAGATGCCCCGATCGTCGAAGATGAAACCCCTCAAGTCGATGCCGATGGCAATGCCATCGAACCTGAAGTCGATGAAAACGGGGACCCGATCGAGCCGACGGAAGGCCAAGATGAAGTAGTTGACGAGCTTCCGCCACCGCGGCGCTCGGGTGGTGGCTCTGAGGTCATCAGAGCCCAGCGACGGGCAAGGCAGGAGGCGGAGGAAAGAGCGGCCCGCCTGGAGCGGGAGTTGGCCGAGGCGCGCGGTTTCCAACAGGGAATGCAGGCGCGACAGGTCGACCCCCAGGCGGCGGCGAAGGCAGAGCAGGAGTTCTATGCGTCGTTGGAGTTGATGCCTCCGGCGCAGGCGTATCAGACGCTGATGCGGCAGGGACAAAGTGTCATCGAAGCGAGGTTGCAGCAGGCCGAGTTCAGGGCGAACGACAGGATAGACAAGCAGGCTTATGACGCAGCGGCACGTACAGATCCGGTGGCTCGACAATATCAGGCTCAGGTCGAGCAGATATTGGCCGATGAGCGTCGCCAGGGCCGCAATCCTGAACGCGATACCATTCTCGACGTTCTTGTTGGGCGTGAGACGCGAGCAAAGGCTCGTGCAGCCGCTCCAGGTCAGGTGCGCAACGGTCAGCGCCGCATCGCTCAGCAACGAACGCAGCCGACCGGAGCGCGCAGTAATGTGTCGCCGGGAGGGCGTAGGCCCGCGCCCGGCAGCCGGGAGGCCGATGAGGCGGCGCTGGCCGATGCGGCAGCCCGAGGACTCAATCTCTGGGATTTGTAGCGGGAGGCCACCGCGCCCCCGCATAAGGGAGGCGTGAGGCATGGCCCAAGGTTCGACCCCAAATCAAAGCAATCAGTATGCCGGCATTACGACCCGGTTCATCGCCCGAGAGGCGATGGAGCAGACCCAGCGGTATCTCGTCCTCTATCAGTTCTCCGACAAGAAGACGATCCCGCACGGCCGCGGCGTTCAGTGGGAGGCGTTCCGCTGGAACTACATGAACCTGCCGCGGTTCCCGACCGCGGAAGGCGTGCCGCCCAATCCGAACAGCCTCGATTTCACGCAAGTCACCGGCACCGCCGTTCAATGGGCGGGGCGCTGGGTCGGCACCGATGTCGCGACGATCACGACCCAGCAGGATCTGATGCGTGCGGCCGGGAAGCAGCTCGGGATGCAGCTCGCGCAGTTGAAGGAACGCAACGGCTTCGTCAACATGAATGCCGGAACGCAGATCAACTACGCAAATGCGGTGGGATCGCGCGCCAGCCTCGCGGCAACCGACATCCTCAACCCGACCGATGTCAACCGGACCTATGCCAATCTCTCGAACCTCGGCGCGCAGAAATGGAACGGGCAGACCGGCGAGACCGTCGAGCGCTCGATCGACTACACCGCGCGCAATTCCGAGAAGACGATCAAGGGCGTCGAGCACTATGTCGCCGTCGCTTCGATCTTCCCGTTGGAGGATCTGCGCAACAACCCGACCGTCGTCAACGCTTGGAGCCGGTCGGATGTCGACCGCCTCTACATCAACCAGATGGGCTACTGGGGCGGGATCACGTTCTGCGAAACCAACATGGCCCCGAATTGGCTCGGCACCGATGCCCCGACCGGGGTGAACGCTGTCGGGAATCTGACCACCGGCACCTATACGATTGTCGTGACGGGTTGGGACGATTCCAAATTCTACGAGAGCCGGATTTCGCAACTTTCCGCCGACATCTCGGTCACGACCGGCGGCATCCAGGTCACGGTGCCCTCGACCACAGGCTTCACTTACGCGGTCTATGTCGGCGTTGGTTCGGGCGCGCTGCCATCGCAACTGGGCCTCACCACCTCCGGCCCGACCGGGGGTTCGTTCGCGGGCCAGGCGATCGAGATCCCGCCCGGGACCGTCGTGACGATCACCGGCCTCGGCGCCCAGATGATCCCGCCGGCCGCGCCGACCAGCGGCGTCACCGTCTACCCCGTCTATATCTTCGGGCGAGAAGCCTTCGCCTGCCTGAAGCTGGAAGGCGTCCAGTGGTTGCGCCCGAGCGGTGCCGATAAGGCGGACCAACTCGATCAATTGCGAGTAATTGGGTACAAATTTATGGAAGGTTGGACTATACTGGACCAACGGAAGATGGCCAGGATAGAATGCTCTGCATCAAATACTGGGGCTTTCTCGTAGGTATTCTATAGCCGATCGAAGGATCGCTTCGTTATGACGCAGTTGACCGATGCCAGTATTGCAGCGGCTGCACAGAAGGCCCCGTATTACTCCGGTGGCTGCGTCATGATCGACGTGAAACCTTTTGGTCCTAGCGCCGGGATGATCGTCCCCGCAGATGGCACATTTGCCCTCTTGGAGGGAGAACATCTTGGCATAGGTCCCGTGTGGGATGCCGAGGCGCGCCTTCAGGGCGTTGTCGGCTTTCCGCTCTGGATGACGTTGGCTCCACTCTCTTGCGCGCCTTGCGTGGCTCGCCCTATCACGCCTGTGATATTCGATGGTGGCGGCGTTCGCGCAAGGAATGCACCAAGGTTGCCGGCCATCCTTTGCGGCGGCGCGGCGATGGAATTGATCCATCGGTTTAACGGCTCCGCATTTCTTGCACGCCTTTTCGGTCGGCGCGACGTATGGCAATGGTTCCGGGTGCTTTTCTCGCCAGCGACGATGTTCGTCGGCTTGATGGCAAACCTTGCACCATGCCGAGAGGCCGTCGCGATGGCCGCGGTTCTTGTAAAACTGTGTGATCGGCTTATCCTCGCCGCATCGCGGGCAGTGTTTCGTTTCCATTCCCGTTCCCCCTTCCTGCCGATTATATCGGCGGGGATGGTTTAGCGAAAGAGGTTTGTCATGTCGCAAGTCAGAATCGAAGTCGAGGTTCGCATCATGCAGGTCGGGGCCGGCACCGGCACCGTCCTCATGGGGCAGCCGCAGGCCAACAATCCCGGCGTCGGCCCGCTGCCGCAGGGCAACGGCTCGCTCGGCAACGGGCAGATGCTGTTCATGAACGATGCGACGATGGTGCCGGGCACGGCGGGCGCGATCACCGAGGCGAACCTCTTGACGGCGCTACAGACCATCGCTAGCGATTTCGCGGCGGCGACCGGCACGCCGCTCATCACGGCGGACATCCTTGCCCAGATCAACGCCTGGCAGACCGGGAGCCCGTAAATGGCCCTGCAAACACTCGGCACCAACGCCAACACCAGCCTTTCCGCGCTGGTGTGGAATGGTATGGCGACGCCTACGGCTGATGTTGCGGCGATCAACGCGCTTATCAAAAATGATGTGAATCCCCGGCATCCGGTTGCGCAGATCGGCGGCAGCGGCGCCTTCGTCAAGGAAGGGCTCCTCTATGTGCCGAACCGGGGGAGTGATCCGCTTGTGCTCCGGCCGGGCGATGCGGTTGCGGTGGATTCGGTCTCCGGGCAGGTCATTCTCGTGACCGCTTATGGTCTTTCGGCCGGACCCTGGCATTTGGTGTAAGGAGTTTTCATGCCGAGAGAATGGACCGAGGAGGAGCGCCGAGCTTCTTCGCTTGCGGCCACGGAGCGCCATCGTCTGAAGCGGCTTGAGGCCGCCGAGGCGAGAGTTGCGGCCGCGGCCGCGCCCGAGCCGGAGCCGACCCTTATGCCGGCCGTGCCGCGCGAGGGTGAGGCGCTTCAGCCGATCATCGAGTCCGACGACGGGATTGGGATTTCCGAGCCGCCGGCGGCTGGCCTCCCCGATCCGTTCGAGGCGTTCCTCGCGGCCCAGGATGCCGAGACGCGCGAGGTGCTGACCGACGCCGAGTTGCGCATCATCTACGAGGTCGAGACCAAGCGCGCCGCGGAAGCGAAGCACGCTGCGGCGAAGAAGGCCGCCGCCCAGCGGGCGCAGCGCCATGCTCAGGCCGTGGCCGGGCTCATCCCTGCCGAGCAGCTTGCCGCGGCAGCTCAGCGAGAGCGGCTTAACCGCAAGGTCTCGTGGGTCGTCAACATGCCCGAGGCCGGCAATTCGGGGATGCTGATCGACGAGGGCATGCGCATCGACGGGCGCCTCCTCTATCACGGCCAGAAGGTTACGGGCACGCTGGCCGAGTACGAGAGCTACCGCTCGATCGAGTGGCTGGCCCATCAGAACGAGCTCGACTTTCAGGGGCGCGGTCGGCTATCGCGGCTGCGCCAGACGGCGACCGGCTTCATCAACAACAGGACATCGGCATGAGCGGCGAGGACAAGACGGTGGTGCGGCCGGTCGAGATACCGGGGATGCAGATCAGCTTTTCGAGCCCGATCGGCCCAAGCGGCAAGGGCATAAATTTCGTGCTGTCCGCCGGGGACGATATCGAGTTTGCCGACTTGAACAAAAAGCTCGATGTGGTTGCCGCCGCCGCGCGCCGGCAGGATGCCTTCGAGCAGTTGCGCCTTGACCAGAACGCCCTCCTCTCCAATCGCAAGCTGCTCGCCCAGCAAAAGGCGAAGCTGGTCGCAACGCACCACACGATCGAGTCCAAGGTGGCGAATTTTCCCTCGCGCCGGCGCGATGCAGATGCGACACGGGCGGCGCCGCAGGAACTCAGTGCGGTTTCGCAGATCGAGGGGCGCATCTTCGAGATCGAGGCGCAGATCGCCGGTTGCGAGGAGCGCATCCCGTTTTGGAAGAGGCTGCTGCGCGGCGAGGAGCCGCTCGACCTCGATGACGATGAGCCATCGAAGATGGCGGCGGAATGATCCGTGCTCACCGCGGCGGCCATCATCGATCGGGCCAACCAGATTGCCAAGGGCCGCGGCATGGCCCCGCAGGGTCTCGATGGGCTCAACGCGATCCTGTCCGATCTCTGCGAGGTGCATGACCTTGCGCTTGCCCGCGGTCAGTTCAATTTCAACTTCAACCCGACGCTGACCTCGCTGTTCGGCAGCGGTCCCTACTCCCTGCCGCTCGACTATCTCAGAACCTCGGGCTCGTCCGGGGCTCGCGGCGTCACGCGCTCGGCTTGGTATCTCTACCCGGCCCCGACTCTGCCGGCGGCGCAGCCGATCTTTATGACGCCGATCGACCTCGCCGAATTTGACCTCTACGCCAAGCTGCCGAGCCAATCGACGCCGAACCTCTGGTGTACCGATATGGCGGTCCAGAAGATCGTCATCTCGACATCGGCAAACCTGACGGTGGGAAGCACGGCGGGAACGGTTGTCTTGGCGACGGGCATCCTCAGCGGCATGTCGATCGCGGGCGAGGGCATCGTGCCGGGGACGACGATTACGATCTCGGGTCTCAACATCACGCTTTCCCAGGCAGCGACGATCACCAACCCGGATTCCAGCGTTTTCTTTGGATACCCGCCGCTCGCCTACGTCTATCCGGCACCGCTCGGCCCCTACCCGGTGACAGTGCGCTATCAGCGCAAGATGCCGCCGATCATCGACGACGGGGTGATCCCGTGGTTTCCGAACGAGGGATTCCTGATCGAGAAGCTGGCCTCGTTTCAGATGCCGATCACCGGCGACAGCCGCAAAGACACGATGGAGGCGAGCGCCGACAAGAAGCTCGGCAGGTACCTCGAGCTTTCGGACGACAAGACCAACCGCAGCCAGGCGGTGCAACTCGATGGCCGGAATTACGGCCGCGGCGGCGGCGGCGGGCGTGGGCTCAGGGACACGAAGACGATGGGGTGGGGGTGCTGATCTGTGCCCTCCTCGATCCCGAATAGCGCACCGATCAAGTGGGTCTTCAAGGGGCTGACCGACGCAGCGGACGGGACCAACTCGTTCCCGGGCGCGATGTCGGATCTGATAAACCTGATCCCCGATCCCTCGACCGCCGGGGTCTACGTGCCGCGGCCGGCCGCCAAGATCAAGACCGACTTCACCGGATCGAACGCGCCGACCGGCGCAGGCGTCCTCTCTGCGATGCTGACGGTTGGCGATCTCGAATACGGCATGGTCGCCTCGACCCTCAACCCCGGCAAGGATGAGCCGTTCTGCTACGACTTGGCGAACGATGTGTTTCTGCCGGTCTCGGGCATCACTAACGCCAACACGCCGACATCGCCTGCGGCCTCGGGCGATTGGGTGCCGCCGATCATGGCGCAGGTCGCGGGCCGCATCATCGTCTGCCACCCGGGCTTTCCCGGCGGGGCGATCAAGTTCGGCTGGTTCGATGTCTCCGGTTTCACCGAGACGACGTTCGGCAACACGCACAGCAACACGCTGATCGACGGCAATCCCTCAATCATCGGCGTGCAGCCTGGGATGACAATCACGGGCTCGGGCATCCCGGCCAACACTAGCGTCGTCGCGACAGCGCCTGTCGTACTCGTCATCCCAGGCATCCTGACCGGGAACACCTTCTTTCCGGCGACATCGGCTGCCGGGGTGGCGGTCGGTCAGGACGCCGCCGGCGCCGGCCTTTTGGGCGGGACTATTGTAACAAGCGTTAATGTTTCGCCGTTCTCGACGACCGGAGACACGCACTCGAACAACGTCCTCGACGACATCGACCCGGCGAACGGCATTCCTCATATCGGCGACATTATCACGGGGCCGCCCGACATTCCGACCAGCACGACCGTCGTCAGTTTTGTCCATATCGACCTGACCGGCGTTTGCGCGCTTGACGGGACGACGACGATCATCGTCAGCCAGGTTACGAATGGCGCGTTGGCTGCGGCTCAATTCGTTTCTGGCTTTGGCATCACGCCCGGAACGAAGGTTGTGACGGTGACGCCTTTCTCGCTCGTGACGACGGGAGACGTTGCCACCGGATCCGGAGTCATCATCAACCTTGCCTCGACGACCGGTCTTGTCGCAGGGATGGCCGTCAATTTCGTGGGCATTCCTAATCCCGGTTTCATTGTCTCGGTAGACAGCGGAACGCAGGTCACGATCAGCCAGAGCTCGTTGATAACCGCGACCGGCATTCAGATCAACTTTACCGCCTCGATCGTGCTGCTCGACACGACGGCAACGATAACCCTCTTGGCGGATTTGCTGTTTTTCCAAAGCCTCTCGGTTGTGATGAGCGCCGATGCCACGGGCACGACCAACGGCCTCGCGATCAGCTTTAATACGGTGCAGTCGATTTCGCTCTCGCAGGCATCGACGATATCGTCCGTGGTTGAGAACATTACCTTCTCGGGCGGCACGATCACATTATCTCAGGCGGCGACGGCGACAGCCGATGACGTTAGCCTGACGATTGCCGGGGGCACCCAGGCCGCGCCGCTATGGGGGGCCGGGGATTGCGACCGCAACCCGCTCCCCTCGACCCCGCTTGCCGTTGCTGAGATGAACGGGCGCGCATGGTTCGCCGATGGCCCCGATGGCATCCCGATTTCGGACAGCGGGTTTCCGTGCCGGCGCTCGAACCAGCCGAATGTGCAGGCGCTGACGACCAACGATGGGGTGTCGGTCACGATGATCGCACCAATCGAACTGACCTCACCCCTCGTTGGCGGGATTGTGGAGGGCCTCATCGCCTTTCAGGGCGAGGCGCAGATGCGCCAGATCACCGGAGATCCCTCGACCAACAACCTTGCGATGAACCTCCTGCCGGTCGCCACGGGCACGCTGGCTCCGCTCTCGGTGATTCCCTGCAGCCTTGGCACCGCATTCATCTCGCCTCAGGGCCTGCGCTTCGTGCGACCGGACGGCTCGGTGACAGACCCTATCGGGGTGGACGGGCAGGGCGTGACGCACCCTTTCCAATACGCCAAGTTCCCCTCTCGCATCTGCGCCGAGGCCAACGTCGCGGTTCTGCGGATTACCGTGCAGCACGGTTCCGACCCGGGCGAGCCGTTTCAGGAATTCTGGTTCGATCTCTCGAGGAAAACGTGGTCGGGTCCGCACAGCTTCCCGGCCAGGCTCATCCAGCATTGGCGCTCGACTTTCGTTATGGCCCCGCTCGCCGTCAATGCGAGCATGTGGCGCAGCAACAGCGTCGGGCCCCATTACAACGGGGGCTCGCCCTCGGATTTTGTCGAGAATGGGCAGCAACTGTCGTGGATCGCGGAGACCGTGCTGCTACCCGACAACGAGGCGTTGTCGATGAATGCGGTCGTCGAGTCCAACCTGATGTGTGCGGCGGCGATAAGCAATCCGATCCAGGTGACGGCCTTCAGCGAGCGGCGCGCGATCATCAACATGCCGCTGCCGCTCACGCCGGCCGCCAGCAACACGAATTTGACGCAGCGGCTGATCGCGTGGACCCGGCCCCTCATCTTCAAGCAGATGTCGGTGAGAATGACCGGGCTCTCGGGCTCCGACGTGCGCCTCGGCAATCTCTACATGCGCTATCAGATTTTGGGCTATAACCTCGATGAGGGAGATGATTTCTTCCTCCTGTCGTCGCGGGTGCCGTTTCCGATCCTCCTGGCGGACGATGGCACGCCGCTGCTCCCGGGGTGAGGCATGGCTGACGGCGAACTCTATACGGTCTTTGTCGATGGCAGCCCGGTGCTGCCGCTGCCGTTTCAGCCGACCGACGAGCTCGCCATCGTCCGTGGCGGCATCACGTACAAGGTGCCACCGACCGATTTCAGCGGGGTGGGCAGCGTTACCAGCGTCAGCTGGGCCGGCGACGGCGTGGTGTTCAGCAACGTCCCCGGCGCGCCGGTCACCACGACCGGGACGCTGTTTCCGGTCCTCAACACGCAGCTTGCCAACACCGTCCTGGCGGGCCCGGTATCCGGCGGCGCGGCGGCACCGACCTTCCGGCTGCTCACCCCTGCCGACAGCTTCGGCTTTGTGACGTACTCGGTTCCGACAACGGGCGCGACGATCACCGCGGCCTCGGGGCAGGGCGCGTTCAGGATCAATCCGGCGGGCGCGCTTGCCGTTCTCCATGTGGTGTTGCCTCCGATTGTTTCCGACTCGCAGATTTTCGAGGCTTCGACGACGCAGGACATCACGGCATTCGATGCGGCCGGGGCCGGGACCGACAGCATGATCGGCACCTCGGGGGGGCCATACGTGCTTGCTGCAAACGGTGGCGTCAGTTGGCAGGCGCGGCTTTCCAACACCAGCTGGTATCCGAGGTACTGATGAAACGCCTGTTCAATATCCTCGCGGCTCTGCTGCTGGTCGCAACGCCGGTCCTGGCGAATACGACACTCAAGGGGCCGATCACCTTCTCGACCATATTCAGCGTCACCGGCTCGACGGTCACGATCCCGCAAGCCTCGTCCAGCGTGTTCGGCGTTGCCAAGGTGGACGGCACGACCATCACCGCGTCGAGCGGAATTATTACGGCGGTCGCCGGAGCTGGCGGGATCACCCAGCTAACGGGAGATTGCACGGCGGGGCCGGGCTCAGGCAGCCAGGCTACAACCTGTCCCGCAAAGGTAACGCCGCTGACGACTGGCACCTCGTTCGCGTTTGCTGCGCCTCGCGGCTATTATGTCTGCACCGGCACCTGTACCGGCACGGTGCCGATTCCGGCGGCGGGCTATGAGTTCTGCGTCCGCAACGGCAACGGCGTCTCGACCACGATCACGATCAGCAATCCCGGCACGAGCACGCAATTCGAGAAAACGACCTACGCGACCTATGGAACCGCGACGAGCGGAACGGCCGCATCGAGTGGCGCGGTGGGCGACAAGCTCTGCATCGTTGGGCTCGACTCGACGCACTATCTCGTTGGTTCATATCTCGGCACCTGGACTATGAATTGATGCGCATCTTCGCCGCCATCTGCGCCTCCCTCATTCTATGGGGTGCGGCTGCCCTCGCGCAGATGCAATCGAATATTGTTTGGGACGAGCCAGCGTCGCATCACTTCCAGGGGTCGGGCGATGTTGCCACCTATACAATGTGGTGGGGCGTGCGCGCCTATTCCGCCGCCGTCGCGGCTACCGGGACACAGAAGGCGCTCGACCTTCGCCGCGTCAGCGACAACGCTACCTGCACCGCTCTCATCGGCACGAACGGCGATCTCGATCTCACGGTCGGTACGCCTTGCAACAGCTCCACTCAGACCGTCACGGCGTGGATCGGCGCATCGACGGCGCGAGTGTCGAAGATATACGATCAGACTAACGGCAATGCTTGCAGTGGCGCGTCGTGCGATCTCGTCCAAGCGACAGCGGGCAATCAACCTCTTTTACACCTAACCGGCTGCGGTGGATCGGGGCTTCGACCGTGTCTAGAAGGAGTATTAGGGCAATCGAACGGTGAATTGGACGGCGCTAACAACTTTACCACGGGCACTTCACACTCAATTAGTCTAGTCGCTAATCGCTCTGCTGGAACACAACAAGTGCAAGAAATATCTGCCGTTATCGGCCAAAGCACTAAAGCGTTGTTCCCACACGCAGCAGGACAGTGGGACTGCGGAGGAACTGTCGCTACCGCTGCCGATGCTACATGGCATGCTGGTAACTGCAAAGCGATATCTGGTGCAAACAACACGACCGTCAATATAGATGGAGTTGAGACAACGAGTACATCTTCACAGTCCAGCCTAACCGGCAAACCTACGATCATCCAAATGTCAGGTGAACTTTCAACAGCAGTTCTGTACGCCGAAGGCGGTTTTGCCGACAGTGTTCTCTGGGCCGCCGGCACTCGCACGGCGCTCTGTCACAACCAGCGCCTCTATTACGGGACAGGAGGCTCGTGCTGATATGATTACATGGAGCGAATATCGCCGGATCGCCTACATGACGCTGCGGTTTACCGCTGCGGTGCTGCTCGGGAACACTATCGGATACGGATACCGCTCGATCCCCGATCCGCCCCAAACCCGGCTGCATCCCCCTTGCGTGGCGACGATGCGGGTCTGCGTGCTATGATACGCATTGTTTCTGCTGCGGCGCTCTTGATCCTTTGCCAAGCGTCGGTGGAGGCCGCGCCTGCCGATGAACAGATGCTTGTCACCGTGGGGCGCCTTACAGTCGAGGTTGACCGACTTAAGGCGGAACTTGCCGAGGCCCAGGCGAAGATCGCCGAGACCATCGGCCTCGCGGCATGTGGCAATGCCGCGCCCGCCAAATAGCATCCTCTGGGCGCTGCTTCTCGCCTCGACGATCCCGACCGCCGTTCCCGTCATCCTTGTCGCCGGGTTCGATTTCACGGTCCAGCCGGTATGGATCATGGCTGGCATGGGCTTCCTCGGCATGGCGCACACCGGATCGACCGGGTTCTTCTATACCGAGGAGCACGACCGGCGCCGGATGATCTGGGTGCCGCTCGGCTTCATCGCGCTCGCCGCGGCGGTGTTCGCGCTCGATCCGGCGGGGTTCTGGCCCTATCTCGCGGTGCATTACATCTGGCTCATGTGGCACCTGGGGCGGCAGAATTTCGGGCTCTATGCGCTGGTCGCGGGTGGGGCGAGCGAGGCCGAGCGGTTCTTCTTCGATCTCTTGGCCGTGGCAGCGATGCCGGCGATGCTGACGCTCTACATCCCCGACGCGCTCTCGCTGGACACCGCGGCCTTCCTGCGCGTTCTTTCCCTGTTGTTGATGGCCTATGCCGTGTTAATCTTCGGCTTCCTTTGTTTCGCAAACTCGGGCGATTGGCGCAGGCTGGTCGCCCTTTTTCTTGGCTTGGCGTTCTGGCTGCCGACCGTGATCGGTACGAACCCGGCGGTGGCGCTGACGTGGTTCGCGCATCCGTTTCAATACCTCATCATGGTCGCCTGGGTTTCTGGCCGGCGCGGTTGGGGCGAGCTCGCGATCGCGGCCGGGTATGCGCTCGGGCTGTGGGCGCTCTTGACCGGGCTCTACAGCGCCGGCGCGCTTCTCGCGTTCTCGGCCTTGGCCTACGGGGTCAGCCAGGCGCACTTCTTGATTGACGGAGAGGTTTGGAGACGGGGCCGCGCTGTGGTATAGCGGCATAACCTTGGAGGGCGGCACGATGAAAAACTGGCGGCACCTGGCGATTGGCGCGGCGTTGATGGCGGTAGGGGGTTTGGCTTATGCGGCGCCGATCACCGGCCCGACCGCTGGGAGTTTCCCCGACTTCGCCGCGGCGCTCAACGCGCGCTTCCTCAACTGGTTCGGCTTCGTCAGCCAGGGCGAGCTGCAACTGGTCGGTGGGCAGTCCTTCGTCGTGAACAGTAACGTGGCGACCACGCTCGGCTCAATCGGCCCCGCCGGCTCGCACACGACCGTCCAGCGCTGGCTCGTCGTTATCAACCCCGCAGGCACGGTCGGCTATATTCCGGTGTTCTGAGGCGAGGTACGCCAGCACCGTGACGAGCAGCACGTTCGTCGCGGGGATCGAGAACAGGAACAGGCCCTGCACGAACCATGCGGCCAGGAGGGGGCGAAATGCCGGTGTCTGGATGGACCACCCGCGCGGTACGATGCCCGACATGTGACGCCAAGCCGGGTGATCCTTGCCGTTCGATGCTTGATGACCACTATCTGCAACATGAGCATCTGGCTCGGGTCGAGCCTGAATGGCGGCGGCAATTAGAAGCCATGCGCCCGTTAGAACGCCCAACAGGCCGCTCTCGATGAACACTTCCAGCGGGATCGAGTAGAAGACATCGAGGCCGCCGATGACGAGGCCGCCCTGTCCCCAGCCGGTGACGGGGCGCAGCATCGCCGCTTGCCAGCCTAGCCGCCAGATCTCCCACCGCGCTTCGTCAACGCCGGATCGGATTGTAACAGCCGTTAATGTTGCGATGGCTGCGGCGAGAAGCGCCCACCGGGGATGCCGTCGCCATAGCATGACCAGCAGTCCCGCGCCGAGGGCGAGGAGCGCGCCGCGGCTCTGGCTGAGCGCAAGGGAGAGGAGGTTGGCCGCGACGGCTATAGGCCGGACTTCACCGACTTTATCGCCATTACGCGCTATAGCCAGGAAGAGCATTAGCACGGAATACGCCCCGAGGAAATTGGGAGATGCGAACGGGCCGCGTGCCCGAGGCAGCCACCACATCTGCACGACGGCGAGCACGGCGATGGCGACCGAGAGGGCGAGCGCCGCCGTCAGGATCCCGCGCCAGGCGCGCGGCTGCAGCAGCCTGGCGCTGAGGAACCACCCCGTCAGCAGCGCGAGACCGCCCCATTGATGCCCTGGCCCGGCCAAGTCGGCGAGGCCCACGGCGGCGGCGAAGGCGAGGAAGGCTGGCACGAGCATTGACTTATTCTACCCGTGCGCCCATACCGAAACCATGCAAACAAGCTCGTCATTTGCCGGGATCACGGGGAGGCGCAAGATGCCGAAGCGCACCAGGAGCGGACGCAAGACAGCGGTCGCTGATGTCGAGTCCAAGCTGAAGCGCGAATATCCCGGCAATCCCGGTGCGGTCTACGGCACGCTCAACAAGATCGGCCTCAAGCGAGGCAGCAAAACCACGGCCAAGGGCATGAAGCCGGCCAAGCGGAAACGCGGGTGAGCGATCTCCCCCCCGATGTCGTGACCGTCAATCTCCGCTTCGGGGTGATGACGACACTCGGCCTCTACCAAGATACGCTCAGCTTTTCCGAGGACGAATGGGCGAAGCGTGACCCTGATGCGATAGCCAAGGCAAAGCAGCAACTTGCCGATACGTGGGTGGCGTTCCGTACACCGCAGATCGCCGAGGAGCAGGCTCTTGCTACGCAGGCAGGTGTCGACGCCAAGATCGCAGAATACCAGCAGCAGATAGCGGACCTGCAGGCGGCCGTGGTTGACCTCCAAGCGACGGCGGTGACAGCGGCGGCTCCGCTCTCGGTTGCCTAGGATGCAGATCCTTACGCCAACCGGCTATCGGGATATCACCGATTGTGTGGTTGGCGACGAGATAAGCGCCTTCGATACCGCAACCGGCGCCCCGATCATCAATACGATTGAGTTGATCCAACAAATCAACGAGGCAGAGTACGATCGCTGGTGGAACGGGCAGATCCAGAAGGCAGACTTCCCTTGGCGTTTCTTGCTCATCAACGGTATCTGGACCCTCAATTCCGAGCAATCAATTTGGCGTGCGACCCCAGATGGAGCAAATATCTGTCACGTCCGCGATCTGATCCTCGGAGATACGATCTACGATGACGCTGATCGCGATGTCCTCATCGAGAAGATTGATGAGGTTTCTGTGCCGTTTTGGTGGCGACTGGAGATCAGCGGCGACCACTCGTATATTGCCGATGGATTATTACTCCATAATGCCTCTCGGTTTTGGGTCTTAGGAACGGGCGGTTGGGATACTATTACAACAACGCATTGGGCGACAACCTCGGGTGCCGGATCCGGCGGAGCGTCAGTTCCAGGCGTATCCGATTCGGCCACATTTGATGGTGGCTCCGGCGGTGGCACTGTTACGCTAAATCAAACTTTAGGCATTACTGTTCAGTCGATCACCTGTGGAGCGTTCACCGGGACATTGGATAATAGCACAAACAATAATAACGTTACGCTTAGTTCCAGTTTTAACGGTTCCGGAACAGGTACGAGAACCATAAATCTAGGAAATGGCACATGGAATATAACAAGCACGACGGGTGCTACAACCTGGAATATGAACATCACTACCGGTTTGACCTGGAACGCGAATAGTTCGACCATTCAAATATCGGGTGCAACAACGACGGCCTTGCGCATCTTCACCGGAGGCAGCTTGGCCTACCATGATATACAATTGACTGGTCTTATATCTATTACGGGCACAAATAGCTTTACGGCATTTTCACTTGTCGGGGCCGCTCAAGTTACTCTCACTAACACGCAAACAGTGACTTCTTTAGTATCTAATGGCACGGTCTCAGCGCCTAATTCTATTAACAATGCCGGCGCAAATGCCGTCGCTACAATCAGCATTATAAGTGGAACTTATGATTTGACCTGGACCGGAATTTCGGGAATAACATTTTCCGGTGGCGCTACGTTTACCGCTCATAACTCATTCGATCTTGGGCACAACAGCGGCATTACAATCACCCCGCCGACCATGACCCGCTCGCGCGGCTGGTCGGGGATGGCATAGATGACCCTCCGCATCCCGCAATCAACCAGCTTCGAGCTTGCTTTCAAGGCATTCCTAACGACGACGGGTACCGAGGCCACCGGGCAGACAATCGCGATTACGATCTCGAAGAAAAGCGCGACCTCATTCTCGGTTATGAACATCGGCGCGACGAATGCGACCGAGATCGCGAACGGCTGGTATTTCGTGACGCTCGATACGACGGACACCGGGACTCTGGGGCGATTGGCGGTTCGCGGTACATCGGCGAACATCAACGATGTCGGTGTGTTGCTCGAAGTGGTCAGCGCGACGACGGGCGGGGCGACCAATCTCGATGCGGCGATCTCAACCCGCATGGCGACCTATACGCAGCCGACCGGCTTCCTTTCGGCAACTTTCCCAAGCGGCACGATCGCAAACACGACCAACATCACGGCCGGTACGATTACGAACGTCGGGACGCTGACGACATACACCGGCAACACGCCACAGACCGGCGATGCCTTTGCCCGGATCGGTGCGGGCGGAGCCGGATTGACCGCGCTCGGCGACACGCGGATCGCCAATCTTGATGCGACCGTTTCGAGCCGATCGACCTTCGCCGGTGGCGCGGTGGCGAGCGTGACGGCGCGCGTAACGGCGAACACCGACCAGCTTGCCGGGCAGGCCGTGACGGCCGCCGCGGGTGTGACCTTCCCCAGTTCGGTCGCGAGCCCGACGAATATTACGGCAGGGACGATAACGAATGTCGGCACGGTAGCGACCGTGACCGGCCTGACGGCATCAAACCTCGATACCACCGTATCATCTCGCTTGGCCGCCGCCTCTTACACGACCCCGCCGACTGCCGCGCAGAACGCAACCGAGCTGCTGGACCAGGCGGCCGGGGTCGAGGCCAACCTGACGGTTCGGCAACAGCTTCGGCTCGCCGCCGCGGCGCTCTATGGGAAGGCTGCCGGCCTCTCTACGACAACCGTGACTTTCCGCGATACAAACGATACGGTTGATCGCATTACGGCGACCGTGGATGCGTCGGGCGACCGGACGGCGGTGACGCTGAACTCGACCTAAAGAGGGCGCTGATGGCATCGCTTTACATCTCCGAGTACCGGGCACAGCCCATCGACTATAACGGTTCGGCTGTCCCGGTTGGGCAGGAACCCTCAATCGCGACCCAGAAGATTTCGATCAGCGGGACGAGCGCGCAATCGGCGGCCTTTCAATCGACGACAAAATTCATCCGGGCGCACACCGATGCGATCTGCTCGGTGGCTTTCGGGCTCAATCCTACGGCGACAACCAGCGACGCGAGAATGGTCGCGGGGCAGACCGAGTTCTGGGGCGTCGCCGCCGGCCAGAAAGTCGCCGTCATCACGAACACGTAAGGAGCGGGCCAATGATGAGCGCAACTGCGCCCCAGGCGGGGGAGATGGACAAGGCCCTATCGCTGCTGGCGACGATTTCCGATCCGACCAAAGCCAAGACGGTGCTGGAGGAGATCGCCCAGGCTCAGGCTGCGCTCGATGCAAAGGCTGCGGACCTGGATGCACGCGAGGCGGCCGTCAAGAGCGCCGAGGAAGCGGTAACGGCAAGGGAGGCGGCGGCGGCGGGTCGAGCCGGAGCGGCAGCCGCAGCGCAGGCCAAGGCCGACGCGGCGATGGCAGCGGCAAATGCAGCCGTTGCCGATGCTGGCGTGGCGCGGCAGGCGCTTGCTCAGCGCGAGGCCGCGGTGGCTGCCGCAGAAGCCGCTGTCGAGAAGATGAAGGCAGCACAAGACGCGCTGAAGACGGGCCTCGATGCGCGGATGGCCTCACTCGATGAGCGCGAGGCGGCGGTTTCGAGAGCGGAGCGCGCGCTGGCCGACCGGCAGGCGAGGATTGCGGCGGCAATAGCTGCGTGATGTGTTCGGCCATCGCTATTTTGGCGCGCGATACTTCGGCCCGCGATATTGGGGGCCGGCCGGAGTGGTTCCGCCGCCGCCGGGAGGCGTTCCTCCCGGCGAGGTCTATTTCATCTGCAATGTCGGCCGGATGATGAACCGGGGATGATATGGGATGTGCTTTCGTCATCGCCGCCGGTGGCCGATAGGTGGGCGCTCGATGCGCTTACGCCGCCGTTTCAACCGCGCGTGGCAGCGGCTATGGGCGTATCCATGAATGGACTGGCAGGCAGTCATAGCGATCGGGGCGTTGCTGGTGGCGGGTGTCGGCGTTCTGTCGCGCGCCTTCGACAAGTCTTTGTCGATCCGCGAGCACGAGGAGTTCCGCAACTCGATCCGCGACCAGATTTCGCAAGTCCGTCTTGACACACGTCGCGACGATGACCGGCTCGAAGACCGCATCAAAATACTCGAAACTACCCGCCCCACAACCGGTGAGCTTGAGGCAAGGCTGAAAGGATCGGACATCAAATGACCCCGGCGAGGATCCTGCCGGCCGGCCCCCCGGCCTTTAACACCTTCGACATGCCCGACGCATCGCACACATGGGAGGAGCGCGGCGGCTGGCTAGTGAAGCGGCTCTCGGCCGACTTCAACCTTCAGCCGTTCCAAGCGGCGGGCATTGTTGGCAACCTCGGTTTCGAGAGCGCGGGCTTCACTAAGCTCCGCGAGATCGGACAACCGGAGGGACAGGGCGGCTACGGCTGGGCGCAATGGACCGGGCCGCGCCGGGTGCTCTTCCTTCTATTTGCGGCGCAACTCGGCCTAGATTGGCAGTCTGATGCGGCAAATTACGGCTATCTCATGGAGGAGCTGCGGGGCAATCAGCACAACACGATCCGACAGGTGAGCCAGACCTCGAACGATGCGGACGCAGTGTTCTCGGTGGGGCAGACATACGAGCGCCCGGGCGGGACGACCTCCACATTTCTCCCCGGCTTTGACGGGCGGCTCAAGTACGCGCGGCGCGCCCTGGCCGGCGCAGGAGCGGCGGGTCAGGCGGGGACTCCGGCACCCGTGCCCATAGATAATGCGGGGCCGGTGTCCGCGGCGATCAAGGCGTTGCAGACCGCGCTCGTGCCCTACGGCTACAACATCGCCGTCGACGGCATCTGGGGCACCGGGACCGAGGCGGCGCTGCAGGCGTACCTTGACCAGACCGGCGCCTGACAAGCTGACGTTTGGGTGGGAACGGCTCTCGATCCTCCTCAAAGAGCCGAACATCCGCGACCTGCTGACCTCGTACTGGCAGGAATTGTCGCCGTTTCCAAATCTGAGGCTTGACGTTGATTGGCCTCACTTTTTTCAGCAGGAGCAGATAGGCGTCTATCGGGTGTGGGCTGCGCGGGTGAACGGCACGCTGGCCGGGTTCATATCGTTTTACGTCAAGACGCATCCCCACTTCAAAACGACGCTGATTGCGGTTGACGGCGGTTACTACCTTGCCCCGGGGTTTCGTGATACAACCTCGATGGTCGGCATCCGCATGTGGCGCTCAGCTAAGGCGGCGTTGAAAAAGGAGGGCGTTCAAATGGGCTTCCTGCACGACAATGCGCTGCGCCCGCTCTCGCCGCTCCTTCTTTCCGTTGGGGCTCGCCCGTTTTCTTCGATGTGGTTTTTGGATCTGCGCGATGCGGATCACGATTGAGACCATCCCGCACGAGAACCAACGCTATCCCACGGCGGGGGACTGGCTCTGGCCCAACGAGCACAACCTCCTGATCCGGGTCTCGGAGATGGGCGATTGGCGGAAGGAAGCGGCGGTCGCGGTCCACGAGCTCGTCGAGGCGATCCTGTGCAAGGCCGATGGCGTGGCCGAGGACGCGGTTGACGCATTTGACCGGGCCTATGAGGCTGATCGGACGTCGCTTGACGATAGCGAACCGGGTGACGATCCGACCGCGCCATATCATCGGCAGCATTGCTTTGCGACGGCGGTTGAGCGGATGCTGATCGCGGCCCTCGGGGTGCCGTGGTCCGAGTACGATGCTGCGGTGGAGGCGCTATAATGCCGGGCGGATTGTTTGGAGGAGCGCAAAGCGGCAGCGGCAGCGGCGCGGGCGCGACGGTCTTCAATCCGGTAGCGCAGCCTGCCGCCAACGCCGCGCTTGGCAACATTTTTCAGCCACTCGCCGACCTCTCGGCCAACGCGGGCGCGGGCACGCCGGCGGGCATCAACTACCCGATGGCGCAGAGCGCGGTCTACAACGATATCGTCAACAGCCCCTTTGCCAACCAGGCGATCTGGGGTTCGGATCAAGCGGCGCAAAACGCCTTCAACATCGCCGCTCCGCAGGCTTTTGGCGGCGCACAGGCGCTAGGGGGCGCGGCCCTCGGTGGACTCCCCTTCGCCAGCCAGGCGCTCGGCCAGGGTTTCGATCCCGCCTACACCGCGGCGATCTCGAGCATCCAGAACAACCCCTATTACGGCCAGGCCCTCGGCGGTGCGCAGGCGGCGGCGGGTATGGGGGCGCAGGGCGCGAATGCGATCCAGGGCCTCGGCGGGCAGATCGGCGGCACGGTCGACCCGCTTCTCTCGTCGGGTTTCGATCCTCGGGCGGCGTTGTTCAACCGTACCGAGGGGCGGTTGATGGATCAGACCAACGCGATCAACGCGATGTCCGGGGTCGCAGGCACGCCCTACGGCGCGAGCGTGTCATCGAACGCCTTGGGCAATTTCGATATCGACTGGCAGAATCAGCAACTCGCTCGGCAGGCTCAGGCGACGGGCGCAGCGGGATCGGCGGCGAACACAGCTGGGGGGCTCTATGGCGCCGCGCCCGGTCTCATGGCGTCCAGCGCGGGTCTGCCGAGCGGGGTCTACACCAGCAACATCGGCCAGATCCTTCAGGCGCTCGACCAGCGCAACAAGGCGGGGTTGCTGGGCGCATCCGGGTTCGGCTCGCTGCTCGGTTCCGGTGGGCAGGGACTTGGAGAGGCGAACAAGCTCAACCTCTCGGGTGTCGGTGCGCAGCAGCAATACGGGGCCGCGCCATACAACACGCAGGCCGGCATCGGGGCGAACGCGCTGTCGGGGCTGACCAACCTGACGCAGCTCGGCAACAATCAATTTGCGTTGCCGAACCAGGAAATCGGCAACCTGATGCAATACATGGGTCTCGGGCAGAATGCCTCGCAGCTTTCAGGTCAACTCGGGCAGATGGGCTTCAACCAGACCGCGCAGGGCATTGGCGGCGGACTTTCCGGCATCAACTCGCTGTTCGGGAATAACGGGATCTTCGGCGGCGGCGGGGCGCTTGGCGGATTGGGCGGGGCCGCGACCGGCGGAGCATTCGGGGCGGGCGATTTCGGCGGTGGCGGGGCAGCGCTGGGGATCGCGGACCAGTTGGGATTGGGGGCGGCTCCGCTGGCCGCAGACGCCGGCGGTGGCGGTCTGGCCGCTGCGCTACCCTTGGCGCTGAGCGCCTGACATGCCCGGCTTTCCCCTCGCCGCGATCGGTGCCGGCCTCGGGCTGTTCGCGAAGCAGTATCAGGAGCAGCAGGCGGCGGCCGAGCGCAACAAGATGCTCCAGATGCAGCTGGCGATGTTCCAGCAGCAGATGCAGGATCGGCAGGGGCAGAATGAGCTATCGAACCTGGATCTGAGCGGTGTCGGTGCCCCGACCGTTCAGCCGACCCCAGGCGGCGCGTCGGCGGTGCCCCCGCTGGGCGGCGGGATGCCGTTTGCGCCGAAGATGCCGAAAGCCCAGCCGGATTATGGGGCGCCGGGCGAGTACGGTGTTGGGCAAGCTCAACCGGCGGGTGGTGGCAGCGCCGGAGGAGGAAACTGGGAAGTCAGGAACAATAATTTCGCGGGGATGCGCCGACCCGGTGTCCCCGCTGCCGGTGGCCCGATGACCAATCCTAGCGGATGGCAGTCGTTCGATACGCCCGAGGCGGGTATCCAGGGGATCGCCAACCAGCTTGACCGCTATGCGAGTGGGGCGACGACCGGATCGCCACTCACAACTATCCGGCAGATTGTCTCGACATGGGCGCCGCCGAGCGAGAATCCGACCGCGCGGCTGATCGCCCGCGCATCTCAGGTGGTAGGGGTTTCGCCCGATCAGCCGCTCGATCTCAGCAATCCTGTCGTGAAGGGCAAGCTGGTTGAGGCGATGATTCGGGGGGAACAGGGTGGCAATCTGCCGATAGATCAATCCGTAATCACCCGCGCTCTCTCAGGCGGCGGAGGACCGGCGGCTGGTGCGCCCGTAAGCGGTCAGCAGATGGCACAGGCCGGGCCGCAGACCGCGACCGATGCGGGGCCGCAGGACGATCTTCAGGCGCAGATCGCCAAGATCCCGCTGCCATCGCCGCCGGACCTTCACCTCGATGAGGTCAGGCGTCGGATCAACGCGACGAACGCTCGTTGGGAAGACAAGGAGCGGATGCTGCAGAACTACATCGCGCAGCGTGGACCGCAAGCAAAGGCGGCATACGATCAGGCGATGGAGCAATATAAGGTTCACGTCGGTGTCGCTGAAAAAGAGTGGGCCGAGCGCAACAAGCAGCGGGATCGGGCAAGCGAGGGCGGTTCTCTTATAGAGCGCCCCGAGGGGACTTACCGAGAAAAGGGTGGCATTGCTACTCCGGTCACGGTCGCCGGTACGGGGCAACCTCTCGGCCCCGCCACACGGCTTGGGACCGGCGCTGCTGGCGGAAAGACCAGCCACAACGTCGAGGTGACGGATGCGGACGGTAAGGTGATTTTCAGCGGCTCGGCACACCAAGGGCCGCAGGGGTGGATTTCTGACAAGGATCAACAGTCGGTCCAGATCCCCGAATCAGGCAACATCAAGATTCTTGGCACCGGAGGACAAGGGCGACAGGCGGCGCAGCAGATACAGTCGATGGTCGGCGCGTCGAGCGAACTTGTCGGCGAGGCACGCAACCTCATGGAGTTGCCATCGACTGCAACAGCCGGCGTCTTCCAGGGGCTACAGGGGATTCCTGCGGCCCAGCTTGGCGACACGCTGAAGCGCACGCTGGCGAACAAGCTGACCCCGGAGGAATCGACCGATCTCGCGACGAGCTTCCAAGGTGTTGCGCGTTCTCTGGCGACTATTGAGGCGCAGGGCCGCGCCACCGGCCTCGTGGGTCTGACCGGCATGAGCCAGGGGCTCATCCCGCAGACCGGTGACACCATCGGGAATATCTGGCGCAAGTATGCGACGCTGCGGCAGATCATGGAGCGTAACATTGATGCGATCCAGGCCAGTCCCAATGCGAGCCCGGAGCAAAAGGGCTTGCTGAAAAAATTGCGTACTGAGATGGAAAGCGTAATCCCGTTCACCGTTTCCGACGTAAACAAAATGCAGCACGGCGATGCGCAATCGTTCTCTCAAGCGGCGCAAAAGGCCGGCCTCGGACGGGGCGGTGCGGGCGGCCCTCCGCCGGAGGCAGTTGAGGCGTTGCGCAACGACAAAAGGCCGACTGCTCAACAGGATTTCGATGCGATTTTCGGTGCCGGGGCAGCGGTAAAGGCGTTGGGTGGGGGCACTGTCCCAACCGCCACGCCGGGCGCGCTGTAAATGTCCGATCTTCCGGCCGAAAACCCATACGCGAAGTTCAAGCCCGCGCAAGCGTCGGACAACCCCTATGCGAAATTCGCTCCCGCCGGTTCATCGGGGGCGGCGGCACCCGCGCCAGCCGCGCAGCCTTCGCTCATCGAATCCATGTGGAACACCGTGAAGGGTGTGGGCGGCGCTCCCGCCCGGTTCGGGCAGGGCGTGGCCGAGGGCGCGGTCGGTATGGGCATCCCCGAGGGTCCCGCGTCGCAGCTTGAGGGCGGCCCCGCGCGCTTCGCCGGGCGAGCGATTGGCACCGGGGGCAAGAGCCTCATCGAAAGCATGTGGGACACCGTGAAGGCCCCGGGCCAGATGTTGAGGGGCGAGATGCAACCTGGGCCGCAGGCCGAGCAGGCGGCGCGCGGGATGGCGCTGGGGATCGCGGGCGCTGGCGGGGGCTTCCGTCCCGGCATGGGTACGTCGATGATGAGACCTGCCGTTACGCCTGCGCCGGGCATTCCTCCGGTCGGTGGGGGAACAAGGCTTGCCACGGTACAGATGCCTACAGGAGCGGCGCGCACGGTGCAATCGCGGCCGCTGACACAGGAGCAGATGCCGCCGGTCGAGCCTACCGCGGCGTCTGCGGAAACCTCCGCGCTGGGCGATGCGATTGCTGCGAACAATCCAGGCGCTGTCGACTCGTACATCACGAAGCGATACCGGAGCGTCGTCAAGCCTCCGCCGGGAACGGCCAAGGGAGAAACAGGGCTCGCGCAGCAAGACCAGCGCATCTTGACGACGGTTGACCAGATCATCGCCAACAAGGATGCGCTCAGGCTGACCGATGCGATACCCGGGCAGCTTCCTCGTAGCCTACGGCAGTTTTCCGAGGCGGTCGACCAGACCAAGAAATCGCTGTTCCAGAAGTATGACGCAATGGCCCAGCAATCGGGCGATGTGGGCGTGCAGGTCGATCTCGCTCCGGTTATATCCGAACTGCGCAGCATCGGCACACGGCCCGAGGTGGTCGACCTTCACCCCGAGCTGATCCCGCAGGCCGAGCAGCTTGCACGTAATTTCGAGGCGCGAGGCTTCTACTCGCCATCGGCGGCGCAGGATGCCATCGAGAACCTGAACCGAACCCTCTCTGCCTTCTACAAGAACCCGACCGAGCAGACTGTTGGGCGGGCCAATCTCCTCGCCCCGGTGGCGCGCATCCTGCGCTCGCAACTGGACGAAGCGATCGGAGAGGCGCAAGGCCCCGGCTACCAGGCGCTGCGCTTACAGTACGGGGCGCTTGCGTCGGTCGAAAAGGATGTGGCGAGGGCGGTGCAGCGCGAGGCCAACAAGATTCCGGGGGGGCTCGCCGGCACGTTTGCCGACATGGCCGCGTCCGAGGAGGCTATTCGCGGCGTCCTGACACTGAATCCCGCGGCGCTGGCGCGTGCAGGCGGGATCAGGGCCGCCAAGTCGGCCATCAAATACATCTACGATCCCAATCGTGCGATCGAGCGCATGTTCGCGCGCCGTGCCGCGCCGCAGGTGCCACCTGCGCCACTCGCCGCGCCTGTAGCGCAAGCTGGGGGCATTGGTGCGGGGGCGGGCATGGCCGGCGGCGGCTTCCCGCAGCCGAAGCGCGATCCCGACCAGCCGCTCCAGCGCAGCATAGGCCAGTTCTAGTGCGTTTGCTTTGTATCGAGGACACGGCGGACGGCCTCCTCGACCTCGCCATGATCGCCCAGCGCAACGGGCACGATGTCAAATACTACATGCGTGCCTACGATGAGGAGAAAGCGCCGGTTGGGCGCCGTCTCGTTGGCCGTGTTGCGGATTGGCGGCAGCACATGCGCTGGTGCGATCTCGTCGTCGTCGGCGGAAACGGCAAATGGATGCGCGAGATCGACGCCTTACGCGCGCAGGGCGTGCCGATCATCGGCGGCTGCGCCGAGGCGGCGGCGTGGGAACTTGACCGTATGGCGGGCATGGCGGCGTTCAAACGCGCCGGCATCCCGGTCCCGCCGTTCCGCCAGTGCGGCACGCTCAAGGAGGCGATGGAGTACGTCGAGAAGCGCGACGAAGGGTGCGCCGTCAAGCCCTGCGGCGACATCGCCGACAAGGCAACCAGCGTCGTTGGCAAGGATGCGCGCACGATCCTGTGGCGCCTCGACCGCTGGCGCCGGGAGGGCAAGAGCTTCCCCGGCGGCCTCATGGTGCAGGACAAGATCGACGGCGTGGAGTTTGCGGTTGGAGCATGGATCGGGCCTGACGGGTTCGCGCCGGGGTGGGAGATCAATGCCGAGGAAAAGGCTCTGTTCGCCGGCAACCTTGGGCCGGCCACGGGAGAGCAGGGCACGACCATGATGCTCGTGAAGTCGGAGAAGATGGCCGACCTGGTGCTTAAGCCCTTCGAGGACCGTCTTGTCTCGATGGGCTACTGCGGCAACGTGGACGTGAACTGTATCGTCGACGAGGACGGGACACCCTGGCCGCTCGAGTTCACGATGCGCCTCGGGTGGCCCGCGTTCAATATCGAGCCGGCGCTACACTCGGGCGACATTGTGGAGTTCCTGGCCGGGCTCGCCGAGGGCAGGCCGCCCAACACGCGGCGGATGAACGAGGTCGCGGTCGGGGTGGTGATCTCGCTGCCACCGTACCCGCATAGCCATGCGAAGACCGAGGAGGTCGTCGGGGTGCCGATCTGGGGCATGGTGCCGAGCATCGAGGACCGGGTGCATCTCGTGGCGGCGCAGATGGAGAAGGGACAGCTTGCGACCGCCGGCGATTACGTCTGTGTGACGACGGGCGTTGGGGACACGGTGCAGGCAGCCCGCAACGCCGTCTACCGCACGGCGCAGCGGCTACAGTTCCCGATCAAGCCGCAAATGCGCATTGATATCGGCCAGCGGCTCAGCCGCGATCTGGATCGGCTACAGACGCATGGGTTTGCGAAGGGGATGTCCTACGCTTGATCCTTCAAGCGCTCCTTGATACGCGACACGGTAGGCGCAGCAATCGGAAACTCCCGCGCAATCCAATCTGCGGGGTAATAAGCGTGCTCTCCATCGAGAATGGCCTGGGTGCCATCATACCCCGCGCAAAGGAACATTTCCATTTCACCTACACCAGCTATCGCGGGTGAGAGATAGATCGTACCATCTGAGTCGCGTGCCGCCCGGCGCATCCATGCTGGAACGTGATGGCCCCCTGATGAGACCTCAAACCATTCCATGTCCCGTGTTCCCCTAGTTGCAGATCGTTTGGTTGCCGTAGGTCGTGCAGATAACGCTCGACCCGCCGGCGCTGGTGCAGAATGTCTGATTGCCGTAGGTAGTACACATGGTCTGCGCGCGGGCCGGGGCGAGAGCGGCGAGCAGCAACAGGGCCGCGAGAACGATCTTGGTCAAGGGGATTCTCCGTTTGGTTATGGTGGCCGCGCGTTCCAGCGTCTGGACACGGCGCTCCAGGATCTCGATGCGGGTCAGCATGTCGTGCGGGTTCGGATCAGGCATCGGCTTGTTTCCTCTTAAAGTCGATGGTCAGCCAGACACAAGGGCTATCCCCCATGTTGATCGCGCAATGCGGCAGCCGCGGTGAGACGATGGTGAGCCAGCCGACGCCAGGGCTCGCCGTCTCGACGCCGCACACGAACAGCACGCCGGGCCCCGTGCGCAGCGGCACGATGGCGCGGGACCAGCGCGCGAAGTAGGGATCGGTCTCGGTTGTCCAGTTGAGCGTTGCGCCAGCGTCAAGCATTTCCAGGCTGATCTCGCCGAAGTCGACCCCGGGCGGCATGTATGCCTCGGCCCGGCGCTCGATCTCGCCACGCAGATTGTCGAGCTCGACCCACCCGCTCGTCGGCTTGTAGCGAACGAACTCCTCCGGGCCTTCCTCGGTGCCGGTCTTGACACCGCGTACGCGCAGGATGCGTAGGCCTGGGACGCCGGTCGACTTGAACAACCCCCACCGCTTGAGCAGGGAGCCCGCAAGCTCGAAGGTGTCGAGGTGGGCTACTGCGGCGAACGCTGGCATTTCTTTTCGCTTTGCGGGGCCTCGCGCGATGCGGTACGCAGCAGTTTGGCGGCGTGGTGGGTGCTTATCTGGCGGAGGGATAACCGAATGTCGTCATCGTATGTAGCCTGTGCCCGCTCTAGCTCGGGCACCAGAGACACGATCTTTGGCTTCTTCCCCTCAAGGTCGATCATGCTTTCCTCTCCTCACGAGATATAACAACCACCAAGCGGTTAACGACACAGGCAGGATCAAGCCGGTAATCGGCCCGGGCCAAATCGTTCCAACAATCAAACCTGTGACGGTGGACGCGATCACAATGACGCTCAACAAAGCCATACTGACCGGGCGGGGCAGATCACGGGAGCTTCAGCAGACACGCAAGCAAAAATAAATTCACGACGGCGAGGCCCGCGTTAACGAGAGCGAGCCCGGGGCGCCCCGTGGCGGCGCAATATAAGACAAGCAGCGTCGCGCAGGTGCCGACCAGGGACGTTCCCACCATTACGAATGCTTTGGGAGCCATCTACGCTTTCCTTATTCTATAAAGATTTTTTACGTTTCTATTATAGTACGAGCCAGGCGACGGAGAGGCGACCATCTCCTCCAGCACGCTCTTGTCCACGCTGTCTACGGCGTAGGTGCCGCCGGAGCGGAAGGTGATCGTGCCGGTGCGGGTCTCGTCATCATAGGCCACAGTGGCGATGTTCGAGGAGTTTGGGGTCTCCCAGGTTTCGATCATCCCTCGCCTCCCTCGGACTGCGGCGGGGCGGCGGCGAGGGCGCGTATGGTGTCGGCTAGTTCATGCGGCGTATCGTCGATACGATAGTCTGCTTCACAAATCTGCGCCGCTTCCTCGATCGCCGCCGCGCGGGCCTTGCGCGCGACAGCCTCTCGTAATGGTGTACTGTCTACCAGCATCTGCTGCCGGGCATCGCGGGCGCGCTGGTCGCCGTAGGCGGTGAGGGCGGTACACAACTTACGATCTGCACTTTCATATGCGGGGAGAGTGCCTGGAGATAATCGAAGAGGCGTTAAAGCATCTCGCACAATTTTCATCACGTCAGCCTCGGGCGTCTTGGCGGCAGCCCGAGCGATCTCGGCCGCAACGATTGCCGCGCGAGCATCGTCAAGTTCTCCCTCTGTGAGGGGAGTGGTCTCGTCGAAAGACGATATGCGCCCCGTCCGTAGGAAACGGTTACGACGCACCGCCCTTGCTACGCGCTCGACGCTGTTCATCGTGTACTTCGCCTGCTCGTCAGACGCCGGGGTGCGCAGCCGATCCGCTTTCGCAACACACTGGTCGCCGTATTCGGTGAGAGCGCGGGCAACGGCATGAACATCGGGAAACCGTTGCGGATCGTTGATGATCCAAGCCGGATCGGCTGTGTAACCCAGTACAACCCGCGCTATTTCCATCACGTCGACCTCGGGTAAGGCGCACTCCGGAGGGCTACTGGTAGCGGCCCTGTCATCTTCCTCGACCCGCTCAAGAGCCATCGCGATTTGCTGTTCTAATTGTTGGCGTTCTCGCTCGGCGTCAGGAGTCGCGTACTTTGCCTGCTCGTCAGACGCCGGGGTGCAGTCGTTCAGTCGGGTGCCGGTCATCTCGGTTCTGCCATCTGGTTCGTTTCAATGAGATACTGAGTTTCCATCGCGATAAATGCCCGGTAGCACGCCTCGTCCTCGGCGATCAGCTTGCGGCTCTCGCCCGCGCAGCATCCGTTTCGGATATAGACGGTCGCCGCTTCCTCGTCCGACAAAATGTCATCGAGAATTGTATTGTTGTCGATCACCCATTGCTGAAACCGCGCATCCTTAGGCAGCAGCGCCGCCCGCGTGCGCGCCCGTTCCATGTCGCTCGCGGAGGCGTAGCGCGCGCGGCCTCGCTTGGAGGCGAGGAAATGGTTGGCCCCCGTCGCGGGAATCGAACCCACTGTTCGGCCAAGCCCCGCATCACCCGCCGAAGGAGCGGCCGGCGTGGCTCCTACTCCGGGGTTGTTGACGCGGGATAGGTGGCTCTGGTCCACCACGGGGATAGGCTTCTCATCGTCTCCGATAGCCGCCAGTGCGAGCATGTACCGCTGCCCGAGCGGGGCGACGGCGAGTGCGTCGGGCATATCCGATGGATGCACCACGAACGAGATCACGAAGCCATCGCGGCTCTGCCGATAGGCGAGCTTCTTTGCCTCGAGGTGGAAGGATGGGACGGTCATGGCTACCACCTCTGGAGGTCGGCGGGCAGCGGATCATAATGCTTTTCAGTACTCCACGAACCGTTACGCCAGCGCCAGTAGCGGCGGCCATGATTGCCCACCAATAGGACGCGCTCAACCTCTGCCTGCGAATGTCCACGTGCGCGCAAGCCCACAACCGCTCGTTTTGCTTTGACGATTGACCTCGGACCACTGGGCCAGAAAACAATAGCGCCCTCGACAGGTTGATAGAGATACGCGCTCATCATCCCGTCGCTCCATAAAGCTCGCCCTTGAGTCTGGCGGACAGCGCCATGATGGCGTCGAGCGATGGCTCGTGGACTTCTTTTATGAGCGCCAGATCCTTCGTGGCGCGCTCGATCACCTCGTCGATGATCGCAGGCGTGCGCGCGACACCCAGCGCCTCGGTTATGCGCTTGCGGGCCTCGCGTGCGGCCAGCACCTTGCGCTCGCGCTCGGTCGGGTGCGCCGCGGCCTCAGGGGTTCTTGGGCGCGAGGCGACTGGCTCGACCTCGGCCTGTGTCTTGTCGTAGAGGGCGAGGCCGAAGGGATTGCCGAAGGTCATCAGACTGCGCTTTAGGGCATCTGTCTCACATTCTTTCGCCGCGCTCTCGTGCGCCTCGCCGATGTCAGCGTCGATGCCGGAACCATAGCCGGTGCCCTCACGGACGATGACGCACTCGCCGGCCCTTACCGTGACCCGCACCTTTCCAACGTAGGAGACGCGGAAGCCGGGCTTCTCGTATTGACCGCCAGCGCCGATGATGCAGGGCTTTTCCGAGACGCAGCGGCATTCGATGGTCTCGCGGTCCCAGCCATCAAAACCGAATATCCGGTTGGCTTCGGCGATGGCTACCCACCCTTCCAGATATGAGAGGGTCCGACCTGCCTGAGTACGTGTCTTAACGTGGTCTCTGGATAGGGGGGCGCGGAGCAACGAGAGTTGTTGCTCGTCAAATCCTGGCATGAGACTTCTTCCTTTCTCGATATTTGGCTTGTCTAACATGCAGACATTCCCGGCATTGCCGATGGCCCTGTGTGTCGATATACATAAATGTCGCCAAAAGATGACCATGTGAACAATGTGCGCGAGGCGGACGCAAGGCGCTTATTGCGCCCCTAAGCGTATTCTCGCGATTGGTTACTGGTTCTAAATGAGAGGGGTTGACACAAAAACTATTCCGGCACAGATGGTCAATTTGTAATCCTTCTGGTATTGGCCCTTGCGCGAGTTCATATGCGAGGCGGTGAGCATAAATGCGCATTCCCTTCTGAAAAAACATAACTCCATATCCTCGCCCGTTAGTCGCTCCTATCCATATCCAACATCCGCTATTAGGTTCTGGAATATATTTTTCCTCGAACCTTTGTAAGAGAGGTTTAAATATATGACCCCTATGAAGGCTCACGGATAGCGCTCCTCGTCGAACGGGGCGGCGAGCTTGGCGGCAATGTCGGTCATCGGGATTCCTTGCCGACCAGCGTGTATCGGCTATTACGGGTTTCGATTTCGCCCGTAGCTTCGTCATGGAACACAACATAGCTGGTGTGTCCGTCTCCCCGGATGTGCTCATGGTCGAGAAACTGTCCATTGATGCCGTAGCCGAGCCCGCCTTGACATGGGTAGCGCCACCAACGCTCAATGCGCCCTTTGTGAGGTTTGTCGGTCATCATCGTGTGTGTTCCTGATAGGCTTCGCAGCCGGGGCACAGCTTGCTCGGCGGATCGGCATAGTTGGTGCCGCACTCGATGCACTTCTTGGGCAGCGGATAACGCTTCCGCCACTCAGCAAGTCGGGCGCGAGTTTCATCCAGCCGCTCCTCGCGCATGGCTTCCTGCCGCTCGAACTCAGCGAACCATTGTGGCGTGCTCATCGTCCGCGCTCCTTCCAAAAGCCTTCCCAAGCTGAACACGCAACGCGCGCCCGGCCGATGTGCAGGCGGCGCTCCATCTCGGGCTGCCGTTCCCACCACTCTTGCGGCGTGGCGTGATAAAATGCCTCTCCTACGCTAAGCACCGGCCTCGCGTGCCAGCACAGCGCCACCGCTGCGGCGAGGATGGCGGCGTCGTCCTCCGCGAGCTGCGCGACCTTGAGGCATTCGGCACACTGTCCGTTCGGCGCAAGACTGTCGCATGGGCCGTACCAAGAATGCGGGGAAGCGTCCTCCGCGAGCTGCGCGTCGGTCTGTGGGTCAGGCATTATCCATGCTCCAGACATAGGTTCCCTTTCCGAGACCTCGCCTCGCGACGCGGCCACCAGCTTCGAGGGTATAGCGCCACTGCCTGATATCGGGGGCCGGCCGCTCGTCCCTGCTTTGCGCACCTTGCGGCGGGGCTGGTGCAGGACACCATAGGCGAGGCTCGATGTGGCGTTGCCCGTTCCCTAGCTGGCTTCGGGGTGACGGCGGTCGGAAAGCCCCTCTCGGGGAAAAGTGCCCGCCCTCGTATGCATTTGCTCCACCGCGCTTTGGGGAAGGGAGCGCGGGCGACCTTGGGAGACGATCGGTGTGCCGAGGTTGCGGTAAGCGGCAGGATGCCGTATATACCTCGGCAGGAAAGCAGGTCGTCGCCACGACTGCCATCCAGGCGGCGGATCGAGGTTTCCTAGACCTCTCCGCTGCCGCCTCTCTTTTATAGCCGATCATCACGAGCGATGCACCGTCAAAAATGCGGCGGCGTTGCTATAGCAGGCGCCGGGTACGTCGCCCTTTTGCAAGGCCTCGCCGATCAGCGTCTTCGATGGCTCGCGTGTAAATTTGCAAAGCTCGTCGGGGATGAGGGCGGGGTCGGTTATTTGCACGCGCGCTTTGCCATGCCCAACGGAGAGGGACATATCAATTGCGCGTATCTTGGGAAGATTGCCCTCGATCATCGCCTGCAATGCCGCCGCTCGCATCGTCCGCGCCCCATCCTCAAGACGGTGTGCGCGATAGAGCAGCCGGGCGATCAGCTCGTCCTTGATTGCCTTCGCCTGCGCCTCGCGTTCGAGGGCGGCGCGCAGCACGGCCACGATGGCGTCCGGAAGATCGGACATCCCCGCGATGCTATCGGCGAGCGTGTCCTGATCTTCCTCGGGAAACATCGCGCTTACCCGCTCCACGATGGCGCGGTGGGCGGGGACGAGGGCGCGGAGGTCGGTCATCGCAGCACCCTCTCGATCCACGGCCAGAACAGCGCGATCATCACGCAGGCCATCGTGAAGCCGGCGAACAGCGAGCCGAGGCGGTCGATCATTGTTGTGCCCTACCTTTTGTTTCCCACGGTCGATTGCCGTTTAAATTATTGGCCTTCTCGGGGTTGTGTGGGGGAAGGCCAAGTCGTTGGCGCATATTGGCGGCGGCCTTCGCCTCGATCCCCATCGCTCTCGCGATTTCAGCTACCCCCATGTTCTCGTCTACATACATGCGGCGCATATCTTCTTTCATCTTGGGCGTCCATGTCGCTCGTCTCACTCGTCCACCAAGCCTATGAATGTCACCCGCCAATCGTTGCCAATCGTCAAGCGACATTTCTACATCGACGCCCGCCGAGAAGCGCACCATCAAGGCATCAGGACATTGGTAGATTTTGTAGGTCATTTCAGCCCCGTTATCCGGTCGAGCGCGGTCTGCGCCGCCGCTTGCAGATCATGCGGAAGCCGAGGCGTTCGCTCCGCAATCAACTCAAGCGCCACGATTGCGATACGCAGCTTGCGCGAGCACAGGTTGGCCTCGTCGTTCGCCGCCCGCACGCCGTCCGCAAAGGCGCGGGCCGGAGCGGTCATCATGTCGAGCACGTCGCGCGCTTTGCTGAAATCAGGCATGTCGTCCCTCCATCGGTGCGAGCGATAATTCGCACATAGCGAACGGATCGTCAAGAGGCATTATTCGCCCCTTGCGAATATAATCGGATCGGGTTATATGGGGGCACTGCGAATGTGGATTGGCAGGTGGTCAACCTGATGATGGAGGTGCTCATGCGCGGGGGGAACGGTGGCACGCCGCTCGGCTATAGAGGGCAAACGCTCGCCGGTCACGAAAGCCTCGCTGATAAAATCCTCGCCTACAGAATGGGTAGAGATACCGCCCCCCGCCTTATAGCAATCCACAGGCGGGGGGCATGACACTCGCCGAATGGATCGAGGCCGAGGGGATCACCCGCGCAGCAGCGGGGCGCCGGCTCGCAATTTCCCCATCCTACATGACCGAGCTATGCCAGCGGAAACGCACGCCGAGCATCGACCTCGCGCTCAAGATCAACGAGGCATCGGGTTGCCGCGTCAGCTTCCGCGAGATGCTGGCGGAGCGTGCCGATGGTTAGAACGGCAAAGACGCTGCTCGATGAAAAGTTCGACCGTCGCTACCTGCATCCGAAACCTAAATGGCGAGCGCCCGAGCAGGCGCTGCAGCGTCAGATCGCGCAGTTCCTCGATGCGGCGCTCACCGGCAACGCCTGGTACAGCACGATCCCGCTTGGCGGCGGCGGCAAGGTGCGCGGGGCGATCCTGCGCGGCATGGGGGTCAAGGTCGGTGTGCCGGATATGGTCGTGGTTGATGCCGGCCGAGCGATGTGGCTGGAGCTGAAGGCGCCGAAGGGTAGGATCTCGGATGAGCAGACCGCGTGTCACAAGGCGCTACGCCGGGCCGGGTGCGCGGTCTACGTGATCCGCTCGCTCGATGAGGCGATTATCGCGCTGCGGGAGTGCGGCGTGCCGTTGCGGATAGCGGAGGCGGTGGGATGACGGAAGCGGAGATACGTAAAGACGAACGGGCGCGTATCGCGGCAAAGTTGCTCGAGCCGCCGCCCTCTGAGATTGTCAACGCTGCGCCAGAGTGGCGAGATATAGATCTCTACCCGTCTGATGTTTGGTGTCCGATGGCGCGGGCGTTTGCCGATTTCTTCCTAAGCGAGCGGAAACCATGAAGCCAAACATGAAGGACTGGAACCATTTAAATTTGGCCGAGGTCGCCGAGGTCGAGGCGCTGTCGCTGGTGATCGTGGGCGAGATGCCGGTATGGGGCCGGCAGGGACGCTCCGCACGTCTCGCCGAGCTGCTCGCGCGCCGGGTGCGACCGCTGTACGACGATAAGCCAACGGACGCAGCATGATGCCGGGCGATGTTAAAGCGGCGCGCGAGGTCAAGCTGCGTGTGCTCTCGCTCGGCGCGGGGGTGCAGAGCACGACGCTCGCGCTGATGGCAAAGCACGGCGAGGCTCCGATGCCCGACGTGGCCATCTTCGCCGATACTCAATGGGAGCCGGAGGCGGTCTACAAACATCTTCGCTGGCTGATGTCGGTGCTGCCCTATGAGGTTATCACCGTGAGCGCGGGCGACATTCGCCAAGCAATCAGGGATCGCCGCAACACGACCGGCGGTCGGTTTGCGGCGATCCCGTGGCACACGGTCAACCCGGACGGTTCGCATGGCATGGGCCGGCGGCAATGCTCATCGGAATACAAGCTCGGGCCGATCATGCACGCGATCCGCGCGCATCTTGGCAAGCCGGGGCGCGTGCGTATCCCGTCCAAAACGGTCGAGGTGCTGCTTGGCATCTCGCGCGATGAGGCACAGCGGATGCGCGAATCTCGGCAGCGGTACATGGTCAATCGCTATCCGCTGATCGAGATGGGGATGACGCGGCAGGCTTGCTTGCGATGGCTCGATGCCCACGGCTATCCGCGCCCGGCCAAGTCCGCCTGCATCGGGTGCCCCTACCATGACAATGACCATTGGCGCGGGATGCGAGACAATCAGCCCGAGGAGTGGGCCGATGCCGTCGCGGCCGACCATGCGCTGCGGATCGGCGATGCGCGTGGGATGCGGGCCATCGAGTTCATGCACCCGCAGCGCGTCCCGCTCGATGAGGTGGACCTGTCGGTGGACAACCGGCAACTCGACCTGTTCGGCAACGAATGCGAGGGGGTCTGCGGTGTCTAGGGATGAGGCGCGCGAGGTCGCCGAGAGGGACGATCCGCTGCTTGCTATAGCCGCAAAACGGGTGGCCGAGAGGCGGCAACACGGGTGCCACTATGCCGAGGGCACCTGTCTCGAATGCCTTGCTATCGCCGAAGAAGTGCTGCGCGCAATCTTCCCGGAGAAGCCGCCGCTTGGTGCTATTGAATGGATGGCCCGGGCGCACTCTCCACGTTTGTGGACAGCGATCGACACCAAGGCGTCACCTAAAGCACCTAATCCACCTAAAGCTCTCGCCTGCGGCGGCTCGATCGGGTCGGCTTTAGGTGCTTTAGCCGGTTTAGGTAGGGTGGAGCCGCGAACTTCGTTTTGCAGAGTGTCGCTGAACTTGCGATACGCGATCACGATCAAGGCTCCCGCACGATGCGCCATGCGTCGCGCCGGCGCACCCCTGCCACCACCGCGCCCTGCGGTATGGGTTCGAGCCAGCCGTGATCTTCGAGAATGCTGACGAGCTTCGCCGCGGTCGCCTTGTCGCCGATCGCGTTAAGGGTTCGCTGGTTCGTGCGATGCCTATATGGCGGGTATTATGGACACGATAGAGGCGCGCGAGGTCGCCGAGGAGATGATCCGATGATAATTACGCTTAGAGGCGGTCTTGAAACCATAATTGATGACGAAAGTTGGCCCATAGCTGAAGGGTATAAATGGCTTCCATCTAACGGGAGGCGAGGGTATTGGTATGCCTGTGCTTATCGTTTCAATAGGCGATTCGTGCTTCATCGTCTTATTGCCAACGCTCTTCCTGGGCAAGTCGTAGACCATATAAATAGAAATACATTGGATAATAGAATTGCCAATCTTCGTATAGCAACTGTTTCCCAGAACGCCGCCAACTCACATCATCGAAACAGGCTGTCGGGTTATCGTGGGGTATACTATGCACCTCACGGATTACCATGGGCCGTATTTATCCAGAGAGAATATGTTGGTAAATTTTCTAACAAAGAAGATGCTGCCTGAGCTTTTGATGCTGAGGCTATTAAAAGATACGGAGAGTTTGCAACGCTGAATTTTGAGGATTCTCGGCATGAAAAAATATGACGAAGCAATTAGCGTAGCTGAGGAACAAATTAGGCATTGGAAGTATTGGGACGTAAGTGCCCGCACCGCCTCGGTTGCGCTCGGCTACACGACGCATCGGCGGGGGTGGGAGCGGGTGCGCAAGGCGCTGGTGCGCTGGTGGCGGGAATACGGCGAGGCTTGAGCTCGCCGACCGCATCCCATATAATCGCCGACGAGCGCGGGCCCGCCTGATCGACGGATCAGGACACAAAGCCCGCTACGCCGACCAGCAGCCCGGTTCAGCATTGGCCGGCCCGCGCTCGTTTCTCTCCCGGCTGCCAAGGCTGCTGCGCAATGGACGATTGCCTACGCAAGATAGCGAAGATCGCGAATGATTTCGCGGTGCTCTCTCGCGAAACATTCATGTCGGACCTCGATACCATCTGCAATATGGAAGGGAGTCCGATAGAGATTTTGTTCGGCGCTGCATTGATCTTTGCCTTAAAGGAACAGATACCAGAATTTTCATTTGAGTTTATGGAAGATGCGAGCGATCTCATAGATGGAAAAGAATATTATTCTAATTTTGTATTAAGCCAAAAGAAGATAGGGGCATATACGGTTGATTTTTATCTGTTTGCCAAGACGGCATGTGGTGGACCGCTACGGATCGCCATAGAATGTGACGGGCACGATTTCCACGAAAGAACCAAACAACAGGCGGCGCATGACAGACGGAAGGATCGTTGGTTACAATCTCAGGGTCTTATCGTCATGCGGTACACCGGCTCCGAGATATGGGGCGATGCTGTCGGGTGCGCTCGGCAGGTTGCTAAGCTGGCAAGCGATCGCATCTTTTTCCTGGCCGCAGCGCAATGACCCGCATCTGTCTCCCCGAGCGGGCGTTCAACGATCGCCGTATCCGTGGGACACATCTACGATTGCTTGCCGCCATCGCGGCGCTTGGCGAGGGGGTGCTATCACTTCGGCAGATGAGCGGGCAGAGCGGCATAAGCGATCGTGACTTACGGCGACAACTCCGCGAGCTTGAGGATTTCGGCTACCTTGTCACCATACCAAACCCCGGCTCTGAATCGTCGTATTCTATAAACTTCAATGACATTGATGGGGGGGAAGAAAACTCCCCCCAGGGTGAGAAAAAACACACACCGACGGTTCCCCCCTTGCATGTCCCCCTCTCTTCCCCCTCTG